CGCCGAGCAGCGGCGCCAGGAGCAGGGGCAGCGGAAGCTCAACCGGCGCAAGCCGAACACGACGAGTCTGCTCGCCGAGGAGCGCCGTGCCGCCGGGACTGGCCCGGGCGCGACGACGTTGACCGGGGCGGCTGGCGTGTCGGGCGAGAAGCTCACGCTCGGCAAGACGTCTCTGCTGGGAGGGTCCTGACCATGGGTCTACTGGACGACATCTTTGACATCCCGATGAAGGCACTCGGGGCCGTGGCCGACGTAGCGGGCATCCCAACGGAGACGCTGAAGAAGATCGCCGAGAAGGTGGACCCGCACGATGACGTAGCTATTCGGAGTGCGGCTCACGCGCTGAACGTGCCAACCGAGTCACTACGCGAATCCATCAGAGAGATACAGCGGGAGAGCGAATGACGAGTCTGGCAACAGCACCGCCGCCGTACCCGATGCGGACGGCGCAGGAGAAGCGCACGGCCTACCTAGCGCGACTGAGCCAACTGCGCTCCGATCGATCTTCCTGGATCAGCCACTGGAGCGAGCTCGGCCGCCACATCCTGCCTCGAGCGCCGCGGTTCTTCGCAACCGACCGGAACCGAGCGGGCGACCACAAATACGGCTCGATCCTCGACAACACGGCGACGCGATCGTTGCGTGTGCTCAGTGCGGGGATGATGGCGGGCATGACGAGCCCGGCGCGGCCGTGGTTCCGTCTCGCGGTGCCCGACCCTGACCTGGTGGACTCGCACGGCGTGCGCATCTGGCTGGACGACGTGGTCGAGCGGATGCAACGGGTGTTCGCGCGCAGCAACGTCTACCGGGCGCTCCAGCAACTGTACGAGGACCTCGGTGCGTTCGGCACGAACGCGACGCTCGTGCTGTCGGATCCTCAGTCCGTGATCCGGTGCTACTCGCTCCCGATCGGCGAGTACAGCCTGCAGCAGGACTACCAGGGCCGAGTCACGACGTGCTACCGCGAGTTCGAGCGCACTGTAGTCGAGGTGGTCAAGGAATTCGGCTGGCACAACTGCAGCGAGGCCGTGCAGCAGGCGTTCCGCAACCGGGCGTTCGAGTCCACCGTCAACATCCTGCACGTCATCGAGCCGCGCGCCGACCAGGAGCGTCGGCCGGACTCGCGTGCGGCGATCGACATGCCGTGGGCGAGCGTCTACATCGAGATCAGCGGCGAAGCCGACGACAAGCTCCTCCGTGAGTCCGGATTCCAGACGATGCGCGTGCTCGCGCCGCGGTGGGGAACCAGTGGCGCCGATGTCTACGGGATCAGCCCGGGCATGGAAGCACTCGGCGACATCAAGCAGCTGCAGCAGGAGCAACTGCGCAAGAGCCAGGCGATCGACTACCAGACCAAGCCACCGCTTCAGGTGCCGCAGTCGGTGCGCGATCGCAGCCAGGACATCCTTCCCGGTGGCATTCAGTACTACGAGCCCGGGTCAACGATCCCATTCGACCAGGTGACGGCGAACGGTGGCGTGCGGACCGCGTGGGAGGTCAACCTCGATATCGGCGCGCTGCTCGCGGACATCGAGGACGTGCGGATGCGCGTCAAGCGGACGTTCCACGAAGACATGTTCTTGATGCTCACGATGGCCGACAACCGGATGACGGCCACCGAGGTGCTCGAGCGGCAGGAAGAGAAACTGTTGATGATCGGCCCGGTGATCGAGCGCCTCGCGAACGAAGCACTCGAGCCGCTGGTGTCGATCACGTTCCAGGACATGCTCGAGCAGGGGCTTCTGCCGCCACCGCCGCCTGAGTTGGCGGGCACCGAGCTCACGGTCGAGTTCGTGTCGATCTTGGCGCAGGCGCAGCGCGCGGTCGGCATCACGTCGGTTCAGCAGTACGTCAACGACGTCCTGGCGGTCGGCGCGACGCGTCCCGACGTGCTGGACAACGTCAACTTCGACAACTGGGCGAGGAGCACGGCGCACATGCGCGGGGTTGCCGAGGACATGCTCGTGGACAAGCCCAACGTGCAGGAGCTGCGCGAAGCGCGAGCTCAGGCCGAGGCCGCGCGCGAGCAGACCGAGATCGCTGCGCAGCAGGCGTCGACCGTGAAGGACCTGAGTACGGCGCCAGTCGATCAGAACACGGCGCTCAACGAAGTCATGAACAGCCTGGCCGGCACACCGGCCGAACCGTAGCCCGGAGATGAGTCGTGGGTAAAACAGCGAGAACTCAACACGTCCTGTCCCGTGGCGTGGGCTTGACGAACAAGATCACGCCGGTCAACCGGTACCTGTCGTTGACTGGCCTTTCGTCAGGGTCCAAGGCGGCGAACGTCGACGGGACCGTCGCGAAACCGTTCTTCATCGCACCGCCGACGACGGGCGTGTTCGAGATCACGCGGATGATCGTGCAGATCCGTGACAGCGGGACGGTCAGCGCCGACACATACGGGGCTCTCGCGGCGTTGACCAACGGGATCGATGTCGGGCTAGGGAACGCGACTGGTGTGATACAGACCAGCTTCCTTGATGGGCTACTGATTAAGGCAAACGCGGAGTGGGCACGCCTGTGCTACGACGCCGACCTGAAGGACTGGGGCGTGGGGGCTGGCGACGACTTCGTCGTGGCGCGGTGGACGTTCGAGCGGGGCGGCTATCGCATCCTGTTGGACTCGGACGTACCGGGAACAACGTTCTCCGCCGTAGTCGCTGACAACTTGACCGGCCTTGTGGCGCACACGTTCATGGTGCAAGGGATCCACCGAGTATGAGTGAGATCCCCAAGCTGGTGACCATGTCCGCGCAGGACATCATCGACGGACTACGTGACGACGACGGCGAGGTGCGCGCGGCTGCGCTGAGCGCGTTGTTCCCCGACGGGAACGGTGCGATCCTGATGCACGTCGTTGACACCGACCGAAGCGTGGTCACCGCGACGCAGAAGTGTCACCCGGGGCTGTGCTTCAACACGCTGTTGTTCGTGGCGCAGCAGTTCGGGAAGAGCTTCGGGCTGCAGCTGGCGTGGGTGCCGGAGCCGGAAGACCCGACGAAGATCGTGGTGCCGGGGATGGCCGGGCCGATGCGGCCGATGCGCTAGGTCTTCTGCTTCCTGATGAGGACCGCGACCCACTCCTCGTAGGCTTTTTGCATCTTCGTCTTCTTGCCGGCGATGCTCTTAGGCCAGTAGCTCCAGTGACTCTTGCGGGCTTCGCGCTGTCGCTCAGGATCCCACGTGCCGTGAGTCATGATAGATAGGCCCCACGGGTCCGCGGCGTGTTGCTTGTTCAGGTGATCGGAGAGCCGGTCGACGACGTTGCCGGGGCAGGGGGGATCGAAGTCGTCGAGCAGCCACTCCACGTACGCGCGCCGTCGCTCGAAGATGGCCTGTTGCACGGCCTCGACGTTGTCCCTCAACGGGCGCTCCAAGATCCATGCGATGTAGCAGAGCACGCACTTGGTCGAGTCCTCTGTCGACAGGGCCGGAATCAGTGCGTCCATCGACGCAGTCCGGCGCCCCCACCGCTTGACGATGTCCGCGCCAATCCTGGCGAAGCTGACGAGCGGCTGCTTGAGTTCGTCGCTCACGACTCCTCCGCGAGCAGACGTTGCAGTGACGCGACGCTGATCCGCAGGCGAATACCACCTGGCCGCGTCGCCTTGATCAGGCCCCGACGGACCCACCGTCGGATGGTCACCTGGCAGCACCGCGCGTACTCGGCGGCTTCCCGCACGGTGCAGTACGGCCCGTGGAACGAATCCGATCCGCTTTTTGTTTGCATCTCATCCACACCTTTGAGGACTGAGCGTAACTCGCGAGCACCCGCGCTCCCAGCACTCCTTTACCTCGCCCGGCACGGTCGGCGAGGATGCGCTGCGTGACCGACGTGACGATGGAGCCGAATCCGGTTGACCTAGGTGGTCAGGCGGAGCGCGCGGAGAAGCAGCGGCAATACGAGCTCGCTCGCGACTTCGAGCGGCGGCGACATCTCGCCTGGTCACTCTCTGGTCCGCATGGCCGGCGCGAACTGCGCGGGGCCTTGAAGGAAGCCGGCTTCTCCATCTCCTCGGACACCGTTCGGACTCACTTCGATCGGCACTACGGGCAGATGTGCTTTGACGAGGGTCTCAGGACCCGCGCGATGCAAAAGATCTGGCCCCTGCTGCGGGGTGTCTCCAACGGCGACATCCCCCTTGCGAACCTCAAGCTCCTGATGACCGACGAGGGAGACACACGTGAGTGACGCGTTGCTGGCCGACGGAATTGATTCAACCACCACGGACGCCGCGACGACACCGAGCGGAGGCGTAGGTACGGACACGCCCCCGCAGACGGAAGAGCAGAAGCAGGCCGAGACGACGACCGACCCCGCGGGCACGGCAAAAGCCGAACCGCCGGGCGAGCCGAAGACCGAAGTCAAGACGAAGGCGCCCGAGAGCTACGAGTTCTCGGTCCCCGAGGTCTTGCCCGAGGGCTACGAGCTCGACAAGGCCGTCACCGACGAAGTTGCGACAGTCGCACGCGAACTCGACCTGTCCCAGGAACAAGCCCAGTCGATGCTCAACACGGTATTGCCGGTCATGCACCGGCGCGCCGAGGAGCAGCAGACCGCACTGAACGATCAGTGGCAGGCCGAGACGAAAGCTGACGCGGAGATCGGAGGGCTGAAGCTCGACGAGACCGTGAAGTTCGCCGACCGCGCCGCGAAGGCGTACGGAAGCGAAGGGTTCGGGGATCTGCTCAAGAGCCCGTTCGGATCCCATCCGGAAGTCGTGCGCTTCCTGATGAAGGTCGGACGGACGGTGTCCGAGGACGAGACCTTCGTTGGTGGCGGAAGTCCAGGGGGGTCGGTCGACCTCAACGACGACGCTGCTATCGCCCAAGTGCTCTTCGGAAAGGGCACATAGCAACCTAACTCGTAATGGCAAACCTCACTCTCCTGGATTGGGCGAAACGAATCGACCCGAACGGGTCCGTCGCCGTAGTCGCAGCCCTCCTGAGTCAGACGAACGAGATCCTCACGGACTGCGTCGTCGTACAGGGCAACCTCCCCACTGGTCACCGCGTGACCATCTCCACTGGTCTCCCCACGGTCTACTACCGTGCGTTGAACCAGGGCATCGCCACGTCGAAGAGCACGACCGTGCAGGTCGACGAGAACATGGCGATCACCGAGGCGCGTTCCGAGGTCGACATCGACCTCGCGATGCTCAACGGGAACACCGCCGAATTCCGGATGCAGGAAGGCCGGCAGTTCATCGAAGGGATGAACCAGACGGTGGCCACCGGGATGTTCTATGGAAATCCGGCGGTCGAGCCGAAGCAGTTCCTCGGGCTGACGCAGCGGTTCTCCGACACGACGGCTGGCAACGGTCAGAACATCATCAAGTCGGACGGCCTCGGTGCTCTCGCGCAGACGTCGGTCTGGCTGGTGTGCTGGGGCGACAACACCACGTACTGCACCTTCCCGAAGGGCAGTCAGGCGGGTCTCCTCCATGAGAACCTCGGCCGACAGACCAGCTACGACGCTGGCTCCCCCGGGCTCCGAATGGAGGTCTTCGCGGACCGCTACCAGTGGAAGATCGGGATGGTCGTCAAGGACTGGCGATCGGTCGTGCGGATCTGCAACCTCGAGACCGCCGACTTCGCCGCGCTCGCCAACGACATGGCGCCGACGGACCTGAACAACCTGCTCCACCTGATGACGCGAGCCGTCACGCGTGTCCCGCGGGGCGTCCTCAACCAGTCGCGGCCGACGTTCTACATGAACCAGTCGGTGTTCGCGGTGCTGATGCGCGTCGCGCTCGAGAAGTCGGTCGCTGCGCTGAGCATCCAGGATTCGGCGAGCCAGTTCGGGCGCCCGAATCAGATGCTGTCGTTCCTCGGCGTGCCGATTCGCCAGTGCGACGCGATCCTGAACACCGAAGCCGTCGTCCCGTAAAGGAGGTCCGCCGATGATCACTGACAACGGCCTTCGATTGGCCACCGCAGAGGCTATCAATCTGCAGAATGCGGGTGTCGCGGCGGTCCCAGTGATCGGCGAAGACTCCGCGGCACTGGCGCTCGACCAGAGCGGTATCACCGCGGCTGTCGCTGCGGCTGCGGCATCCGGCGTCACCCAGTCGGTGTTCGGTTTTCCGGACATCGGTGGCGGGCACGGGATGTCGCTGGCGATCAACGTCGACGTGACACCGATTACCGCGGCCGGGCACAACTCGACGCTGGAGATCCAGCTCATCTCGATGCCGATCGCTGCGACCGCGCTCGACGACGGAACGACCGAGGGGCATCTCTACGGGATCGCCGCCGCGGCCGGTGAAGGTGACACGGACGTCACCGGCGGCGTCGCCGAGGACATCATCCAGGCGACCGCGCACGGTCTGCCGCTGGGCACGCCGATCTGGTTCTCGACGGTCGCGACCACGACCGTCATCGTGGTGGACCGCGTCTACTACGTGATCCCGATCGACGCGGACAACATCCAGGTCGCGACCACGCTGGCGAACGCGATCGCTGGGACGCAGGTCGAGTTCGGCGGATCCGACGGATCAGTGGACATCGAGTTCATTCCGACGATCCACGCCTCGACCGGATCGCTTCGGTTGTTCGATGAGATCGGCGGCGCGATTCACGGTGGGATGCTGGTTGCCGGGCACCGCTTCATCCTCCCGGTGCGGCCCTTGACGGCTCTGACCGGCAAGCAAAGCCTGCAGCCAGGGCAGACGTATTCGAAGCCCTACGGCGTCGGTCCTGACGTCAACCTCGTTGGGGCGGTGGCTCAACGCTACTACTACCTCAGCTATCTCTCGTCGGTTGCGATCACCGCAGGTTCGATCACCTGCGATCTGGTGGTCGGCAGTGGTGAGGGTGACGCGAAGACTTACATGCCATCTGCCGTGGAGGTGCTCTCATGATCACGGACAACGGACTTCGACTTGCCACCGCGGAGACCCCCGCGGGAGACGGCGTCGGCGGCATCGGCGACGACTCGGCGACGCTCGCACTGGACCTGAGCGGCATCACGCAGGTGATTCGCAACTTCAACGAGATTGGCGCTGGCGAGCCCGTATCGCTTGCGTTCAACGTCGACGCGTCGTTCGACTGCGCGACGGTCGGAGCAACGATCGAGTTCCAACTCATCTCGTTGCCCATTCTCGCAACGCTGCTCGAGCCCGTTGCGTCGGGTGACGGCTATCAGCTGTTCGTCGACGACGCGCCCACGGTCATCGCGGACGACACGGTCACGATCGCCAATCACGGGTTGCCATTGGGCACTCCTATCCACATCACGAACCAAACGACCTCCACGGGACTTACTGATGGGCGGGTCTACTTCGCGATTCCGACCACCGCGAACGAGTTCCAGTTGGGCTCGAACCTCACCAACGCCTTGGCCGGGATACCGGTCGACTTGTTGACGCTCGACGGTTCGGTGGACGTCAACTTCATCCCGACGATCCACGCGTCCAGTGGGGCGCTGCCGATCTACACGACGGGCGATCCGTCTGTCATGGGTCCGCTGGACATCGGGTCCCGCTTCCACGTTCCTGTGCGTCCTCTGGCGACGATCACCGGAGACCACCGACTGCCGGGAGGGCAGACGCTCCAGGTTCCGATCGGATCTGGTCCCCCGTTGACCGGCGCGAGCCGGAAGATCGCTGCGAACACGCAGCGGTACTACTACCTGCACTACAAGACGTCGCACACGGTCACCGCGGGTTCGATCACGTGCGACATCGTGACGTGTGGCGCTGATGCCCTCAACTACCCCGCTACGGGCGTAGAGGTGGTCGGATGATCGCCGACAACGCACTTCGGTTGGCTACGGCGGAGGTCGTGCCGAATGGCGGTGCGACAAACGGGAACTTCAACACGATAGGCCCCACCTCCGTCGCCCTCGCCTTGGATGAGAGCGGACTCACGGAAACGATGCGTGGGTTCCGTGACGTGGGTAGCGGGTATCAGGCCAGCATGTCGATCACCGTCGATACGGCGTTCGAGTGTGGCACGTTCGGGGCGACGATCGCGCTCCAGCTGATCTCTCTGCCGATCAACGCCACGAAGTTCGACAACGCGACGAGCACAGGGAAGCGGATCAAGATCAGCGCAGCACCGACAGACATCGCGGACGCAGACCCCGATCTTGCGGACACGCTGGAGATCGCCAACCACGGGCTGCCTGTCGGCACGCCTATCTACTTGGGCACGCCGGTTACCACGACATCCATCTTTGCCAACCAAATCTACTACGTAGTGCCTACAACGGCGGACAGGTTCAAGTTGGCGACGT